GCTCTACCTTCCAGGTCTTGGGATAAGTGAGATAGGACAGTGTCACTCCGACTCAAACCTACCAGGTCTACCATACGGGCGAAGCTAGGGTCCCCTTGTGTTTGACTGACAATTCGTTGGAGTTTCCTGAAGGCTTCAGACGTGGTGTCAGATCGGATGATTTTGTATCCGTGTTCACTCCGTTTTTCTCTTGTTTTGTTCCCTAGGTAAGGGTCATAAGGGCCTCTCTCTGTCATGGCTTTTCTCGAGTCTGATAGAAGAACAGCGTGAACTCCTACAGTGGTCAGTGCCATAGAGTTGGAGAAGAGCTTAAAGTCAAAGGGTCCATAGCTCGACACACCCTCTGGGATAGGACACTCACACTTCTTCCATCGACTACGTAGTTCTTGACACATGACATAAGGTGATCTAGGCCTCCAGTAGGAAGCAGGAAGGGTCTGGTAGCGCTTCAGCACAGATCGAATAGATTCTCGTTCTGCTACCAACACTTTCTGAGGTATCGAGCTCCCTTTCCCTCTTGCTACTGATTGTATAGTCCTCGTTGCTACAAACATTTTCCTAATGGTCTCAGAGATTCCATACACTGAGCACTCAAGGATATCTCTTAAGATCAGTGGGTTGAATGGCTGCACTTTAGCTAAACATTCTACCAAGTTGTCCGTGTATGAGTTCACAGGGTTGTCCAGCAGTTCATAGACAGCAGTGTTAACAATGCGAGGTTTGAGGTTCTCAATGGTTGCTTCAACTGCCTGCTCCAGAGGTGACACAGGGGTCTTAAGAGGAATGCTGTATGGATCTTTAAGGAGTGACATAAGGTCTTTACTTTCTTTGTACAAGCTGTCCTGGTCAAGTTGCGCCAATATTCTGTCAGGTATTCTAGACCTAGACCCCAACCTGGTCAACATCAAGCTTGACAGTGCCTTAGACAGTGGGTCGGAACCTCCCTTGTACATGAATGAACATATTCCTCCCACAGGCAACCCTCCCAGCTCACTAGGAATCAACAGCATGGTCATTATTGCATCCCTCAAGTTGAGCTTCGAAAGTTGAGACACTGCTGTCTTGAACCAAGGCCCGTGAGTCCCTCTTCCTTTAGCTACGTCCAGAAGGTAAAGTGAGCTGTGGAACAAAGCCAAGTAGTAACTCTTCACAGGGTCACAAGAACGCTCTGCCCCAGCAATTGCTGTGCTAAATATTGCTCCCACGTTTGTTCTCACAGACGGAAAGTCCTGTGAAGAGTGAGGAAAGAGTCGA